TTGGAGATAGTGGAGATACATTTACTATTCCTGCTGGTGTAACAATAACAAATAATGGAACACAAACAGGTTTTGGTAGAACGGGTGCCGTTGATTGGCAAACTGGATCTATTAAAACAGCATCTTCTTTTACAGCTGCAAATGGTGAAGGTTATTTCATAGATACTACAAGTAATACAGTAACAGCTAATTTACCTGCAGGTTCTGCGGGAGCAATCGTTGCTTTCGCTGATTATGCAAGAAATTTTAATAATAACGGATTTACAATTAGCCCAAATGGTTCAGAAAAAATTGGTGGTGTCGCACAAGATTTAGTTTTAGATGTAAAAGGACAAGCATTAACTTTAGTTTATGTTGATAGTACAAATGGTTGGATTAATGTTCAAAACGCAGAAGATACAGAAACAGGAACTCCACCTTTTATACAAGCAACAGGAGGAACAATTACTTGTTCAGGAAATTGTAGAGTTCATACATTTACAGGTCCAGGCACTTTTCAAGTTACAAGTCTATCACCAACACCTGCAAATAATGTACTTTCTTATTTAGTAGTAGCAGGAGGTGGTGGTGCAGATGGAGGAAGTGCATCTTCACAAAGTGGTGGTGGCGCTGGTGGTTTTAGAGAATATAAAAGTCCAGTAACACCTTACACAGCTTCACCTTTAGATGGTAATCCTTGTGGAACAGCTATAACAGCAACAGTTGCTTCTTTTCCAATTACAATTGGTGCTGGAGGAGGAGGATTACAAACTTGTGGAGGCACTCCAACAAATCAAGCTGGAGGAAGCAATTCAGTATTTAGTACAATCACATCTGCAGGGGGTGGTTCAGGAAATCCAGGTGGTGTTCCAACAGCAGGAAATCCAGGAGGTTCAGGTGGTGGTGGATCAGGGAATAATCCACCAGCAGCGGCAGGAAGTGGAAATACTCCACCAGTTACTCCACCTCAAGGTAATGATGGTGGAAATGCTGTTCCAGCTTTAGTTTCAGGTCAAAGAGCAGGTGGAGGCGGAGGTGGCGCTGGAGGTGCAGGTGGTCAAGGTCAAAGTCCAAGAGTGGCTGGTGCTGGAGGTGTAGGTGTTCCTACATCTATAACAGGTTCTGCTGTTTCTTATGCAGGTGGTGGTGGTGCATCAAATCAAGGTCCTGGTGGTTCAGGAGGTGGTGCAAGTCCTTGTGGCACAGGAGGAGTAGGAAGATTAGAGGGCGCAAGTCCTACAACAGGTGGATCAGGTACTGCCAACAGAGGTGGTGGAGGTGGAGCTGGTGCTAGTGGTGGACCAGGAGGATCAGGTGGCTCTGGTATAGTAGTAATAAGATATAAAAAAGCATAATTGAATGCTAATTAAAATTAATAAATAAATAGGAGAAAACAAACATGGCACATTTTGCAAAACTAGGAGCTAACGGTAAAGTTATTCAAGTGTTAACACTTGATAACAAAGACATGCTTAATGCTGATGGTATTGAAGATGAAGCTGTTGGTCAACAGTATTTGGAAAGGCACAATAACTGGCCTGCACAAATGTGGATCCAGACTTCTTACAATACATCAGGAAATAAACATAATTCAGGTGATGATTCTAAAGCATTTAGAGGAAATTACGCTGGTATAGGTTATGAATGGGACGAAGATAATAATATCTTTTGGCCTAAAAAACCATATGCATCTTGGGTAAAAAATACAGCAGATGCTAGATGGCAATCACCAATTGGTGATGCTCCAGCATTAACAGCTGAACAACAATCACAAAATGAAGCTGGTACACATCTTTGGGAATACAATTGGAATGAAGATGACCAGTCTTGGGACTTGACAGACAGAAACGCATAATAAAATATACCTCTCAAAAACATTGACTTTTTATAATAGGAGTGTATAATAGATAGGTATATGAATAAAAATACATTGTCGGAAATAGCATTGTATCATGGTGACATTGCTATGCCAAAAAATTTTGAAATAGATCGAAATAAATTAAGCACAGATATTTTACAATCTAATATTACAGATTCACCCTTTCCATTTTCAAGAAACTGGGATATGCTTAATACTTATATGAGAGATCATTTTAGTCTTAACTACGGACAAACTTTAGTAAATAAATCTACTTGGGGTAATATTTATAAACCAAATGAAGTTAGTATTCCATTATTAAATATTGATCCAGTAGATCTTAGAAACTCTCCAGACTTTACTTTTCTTTATGGAGTTAAAATTAATAATTGTATTGTTAGAATACATTACGAAGATAACAGACGTAAAGGTAGGAGCTGGGATATTAAATTAGAAAATAATAAATTTATTATGTTTCCCTCAACATGTATGTATTATATAACAAATACGCAAAGGGATAGTTTGAATTTTATTCAAACAATAACATATGAATATATCTAATTATTATTGGTATTTTAAATCTGCGTTAACACCTAGATTTTGTGATGAAGTAATACAATATGCATTACAACAAAAAGAAGTTATGGCTAGAACAGGTGGTTATGGTGATAAAAAATTAAACAAACAAGAAGTATTAGATTTAAAAAGAAAAAGAAACTCTGATTTAGTTTGGCTAAATGATAGTTGGATATATAAAGAATTACATCCATATGTTCACGAAGCTAATAAAAGTGCTGGTTGGAATTTTGATTGGGAAAGATCGGAGTCTTGTCAATTTACAAAATATAAATTAAATCAATATTATGATTGGCACTGTGATAGTTGGGATAAACCTTATGATAGACCAGGTGCAGAAGATCATGGTATGATAAGAAAACTATCTATGACTTGCCAGTTAACAGATGGATCAGAATATACAGGTGGTGAATTAGAATTTGATTTTAGAAATTATGATCCACACATGAGAGATGAATCAAAACACAAAATACAATGTAAAGAAATTTTATCCAAAGGATCAATAATAATATTTCCCTCATTCGTTTGGCATAGAGTAAAACCCGTAACATCAGGCACACGATACTCATTAGTCGTATGGAATATAGGGAGGCCGTTTAGATAATGTACATAAATAATTATTTTAGCACAACTATTTGGAGTGAAGAAAAACCAGAGTTTGTTAAATCATTAAATAAAGCTAGCAATAAATATGTTAAAGATGCTAGAAATAGAGAAAAAAAATATATAAAAAAATTTGGTGACTTTGGAAGATCATATCATTCAACACCACTTACAGCTGATAATGACTTTTTAGATTTTAGAAATTATATTGGTCAAAAGTCTTGGGAGTATTTAGATCATCAAGGTTATGATATGTCACAGTATCAAACTATGTTTAGTGAGCTATGGGTACAAGAGTTTGCTAAAAAAGGTGGTGGTCATCACTCTGCACACATACATTGGAATCAACACGTATCAGGTTTTTACTTTTTAAAATGTAGTGATAAAACTTCTTATCCTGTATTTCACGAACCAAAAACTGGAGCAAGAAGCACAAAGTTGAAATTAAAACCAGGTCTTAAAGGTGTATGGGGTGGCACAGAATTAATTCACTTTAAACCTAAACCAGGCACATTAATTATATTTCCAGGATATTTAGAACATGAGTTTGCTGTTGATCATGGTATAGAACCTTTTAGATTTATACATTGGAATATTACAGCTATTCCAAAAGAGATGGCTAAAGATGCATAAAATAATTGATAATTATTTAGATATAGACCAGCATCTTATTTTAAAAACAATCATGGAATCAAATGATTTTCCTTGGTTCTATACTAAAGGTAAAAGCAAACAAACAGATAATCCAAAACTTTTTGATTATCAATTTAATCATATTTTTTATATAAATAATAATAGTAACTCAAATTTTTTTAATTATTTAGATCCTATTTTAGATAAGTTAAAACCATTATCTCTTATTAGAATAAAAGCTAATTTTAATACACCTTTAGAAAATATAATAGAATATGATTATCATAAAGATCAAGATTTTAAATGTAAAGTTGCTCTTTATTATCTTAATGATAACAATGGATATACCATAATAGGTAAAGAAAAAGTTTTAAGTAAAAAAAATAGAATGGTTTTTTTTAATTCAGATGTAAAACATTTTGGTACTAATTCAACTGATTGTAATAATAGAATGGTAATTAATTTTAATTATTTTTAATATGAGTTTTAAGAAAAATAAATATACAGTTATACGACAAGCTATATCAAAAGACCTTGCATCCTTTATCGCAAATTATTTTAGTATGCAAAAACAAGTATATGATACTTGCAAAGCATCAAGATACTTTTCACCTTTTGAAAACATACTAGGTTATTATGAAGGAGAAAATGAACAGATACCAAATACATATTCTGCTTATGGTAATATTGCTATGGAAACTTTATTGCTTAAATGTCAACCAGGTATGGAAAAAGCAACAGGATTAAAATTATATCCTGCATATACATATGCAAGAATTTATAAAAAAGGTGATGAACTTAAAAGACACAAAGACAGATTCAGTTGTGAGATATCTACGACTATGAATTTAGGTGGTGATGATTGGCCAATATATTTAGAGCCATCTGGAGAAGTCGGTAAGAAAGGTATCAAAGTAGATTTAAAACCAGGAGATATGTTGGTTTATTCTGGCTGTGAGCTAGAACATTGGAGAGAAAAATTTAAAGGCAAAGAATGTATACAAGTATTTTTACATTATAATAATCGTAAAACTAGAGGGTCACGAGATAACATGTTTGATAAAAGACCACACTTAGGGTTACCACCTTGGTTTAAAAGATAATGGCAAGAATAAAATTCCTCAATTTTACACCAAGACCTAAACCAAAAAAAAGACCAAGAAGACATAAAAAAAGATTAAACAAATCAGAAAAAAGAATGCAAAAAAAATATAATCGACAGGGGAGATAATGGCAACACCAGACGAAGTACAATTACTTCC